GCATATAGACAAATCATGACTCTGGCAACCACGATCGAAGTTGAACCTTATGAAATTAGGAAAGAGAGGCTTCATTGAAAGACTGGATCCTAGCATACATCGAGCGATGGTCGGGAAAGATTCATACCTGGGCCTGGGACAAACGCTGGAAGAAGCGTGATCCGGATGAATGGATCAAGGGTTATCGGGAGTGGAAGAAGAGAAAGTGTCCTCATAACTAATGCCCTACTGTGATTATAATGGAAATTTACGAGAGTATAAACACGAGAAAGAAGCAAGAAAAGAACGCGAGAATATCGCTCGAAGAAAACGACATCTAGAGCACGGAAAAAAATTTAACTCGATACCCCTTAAAGAATGGTGTCAAATTGAACGTGAAATTTGCTATAAGCGGGGCCTTAAGTACTGGGTCAATGAAGCCCTTAGCGAATTCCGTTATTTATGGTTTGCTCATGGGGAGGCGTGGGGAATGACTTTAACCCTTCAGCAATGTAGACCATTTAATCGAACGTGGATTAAGCGTGGTTTAAAGAGCGCTTTTGGTGGAGATAACGGTCCCGCTCGATTGATTACTTATATGGAAGGAAGCCCGGAGCAACGAAAACAAATGGATCGTGTTTTTTACGACTTGTCTAAAATACAATGGGGCCTCCTCAATGAAGCCCTGGGAAACATACGGATTGTACCGCATGAAAAAAAATAAAAAATTTAACTATGTCCGTGGTTCACGGCACACGGACCATGGCTCACGGACCTATCAGGTCAGTGGATTTAACTTGCCTTCTGTTACAACCATCCTTAATAAGACCAAGGATCAAAGTTATTTAACCAAATGGAAAGACCGAATCGGTCATGACGAAGCGCAAAGAATATTCAACCTATCTAGTAAGCGGGGCACTGCCATGCATAAGTTCCTGGAGAAACATATCGAAGGCTATGGGTACGAAGACCTTACACCGATTGGTAGGGAAGCCGCTCCGATGGCTAAGAAAATTATTGAAGTAGGACTTGCGCCCATCAGCGAGTACTATGGGAGTGAAGTGACCTTATACTACCCGGGCCTTTATGCAGGGACCACGGACCTTGTATGCATGCATAATAATTTAGATACCATCATTGATTTTAAGCAGGCCAACCGCCCAAAAGAAGAAGAATGGATTGAAGATTACTACCTGCAGATTGCAGCATATGCCATGGCTCATGATTATATTCATGGCTCTAACATTGAACAAGGCATCATAATGGTATGTACTCCTGACCTATATTATCAAGAATTCAAGTTTTCCGGGCCTACTTTAAGGTCATGGAAGCATAAGTTTTTAAAACGATTAGACCAGTATTATGAATTAATACGAGATTACAAAGAAGAGACTCAAATCGATACTACAGAATTATTAAAAGAATTTGAAAAAGATGGAAAAGCCTAAACTATACGTTGCTATGCCCTGCTATGATTCAGTAAGAATCGAAACAATGATATCTCTACTTGATACTTTTAGTGCTCTAGGCAAAAGCGGGATAGAAGCCAGATTCCAAACAGTTAAATCTTCTTTGGTGACTCATGCAAGAAATTTATTAACATGTGGTTTTTTACAAAGTGATTGTGATCACATGCTATGTGTAGATGCTGATGTTCAATTCACACCGGAAGCTGTGATGCGTATGCTCGTACCCAAAGAGTTTATTGTTTGCACTCCATACCGGGTTAAAGAAGATCCACTTAAAACAAAGTATACTGTTAAATTTAAAGATCCTGATAAGATAAAGATTCTACCCTGGGATATGGTGGAAATAGAAGAAGGTCCGGCTGGGCTTATGCTTATTCACAGAATCGTATTTGAAAAATTAATAGATAAGCATCCGGAACTTAAAATAGAATTTGAAGATTCAGTTAAAGAAAAAATGAATAAAGAGATTGGAGCTATCGAAGACGCCATAGGACACTATATGTATAATTTTTGGGATACAACATTCAGTCTCAGCACAGGAGAATGGAAGGGAGAAGATCTATCCTTCTGTCAACGAGCACGAGAAGCAGGATTTAAACTCTATGCTAATTTAGATTCAACAACAGTCCATCATGGTACTTGGGGATGGCAAGGAAGATTTGGAGATACACTTAAAACAAATAAGGAGGACAAATGAGAGAGGGGCAAACAATGAGGGAAAGAATCTTTAATGCTTTAATTAAGCGTTACACTGCTGATCAGGAGATAGCATTGGTTAAGATCGATGCACTTTTGAAAGGAGACGTGTTACCAGGTCATGAGGATGTAATTGGTAGTATTGATAAGCAGTTGGCTAAAATCGGTTTTGCTGCTGAAAAGATGGCAACATTAAGGCGACATTATGGCACAAATTAGGCACGGATTAAGTGTCGATTAGGTGTCGATTAGGTGTCGGCGAGGTGTCGGCGCCGACACCTAAAGTGTCGGCAAACGCCTTTTTGGGCCAAAGTTACCCTGAATTGCCGACACTGCCGACACTTTGCCGACACCCTGCCGACACCAATTCGACACTTACTATTTTTGACTATTCGCCTACTCTAACAACGATAATAGGAGATTATTTTAAAAAGCCGACACTTTCACTGGATTTTTTAGCGCAGATGAAATAAAAATAATTTTCTATATATAGGTGTCGGCATTTCAATTGTGGCAACATTATGGCAAAGAAACGAAAAAAAACTAAATATCGTCATGTCGTGATCAACAAGAAGAGGTACTATTTTTATAAGATCTCTTGGGTTGATATTACAGCGGACGGCGGGCACGCGACGGCTGATGAGTTCGATAAGTTTGAATGTTCAAAGATGATTACGTTTGCATATATTTATAAACGTACTAAGAAATTCATTTGGACTTTTGCTAGTTATGATCAGAAGGATGAGGCTTATTCAGATAGGAATATCTTTCCTCTTGGGGTTATAACTGGTATAGAGAAGAGAAATGTTTAGATCAGATGTGTATTCGAAGATCATAAGCAAATTGAACCATATGCACGCCACACAAGAGAACGGTGATGATTGGTTAAGTGAAGAGAAATATAATATATGGAAGGAGGATTTAATGACTAAAAAGAAAAAAGCTAAGAAGAAAAAGAAAAAAGCTAAAGTTAAGAAGAAAAAGAAAAGATAGTGAGGAATCCTGATAAGGTAATAATTACAACTTTACTATTGTTGACTGTGGTATTGACTTATTGCCTTGTCTTGAACCTTTATTAGATGCTAGCTTTTTGGTTTTGCTTTGCTTTGTTTTTGCTGTTGGTTTGGGTATTTTTTCAATGGGAGGAGTAACATTTAAAATTGGTGCGTAATCGTCTAAAATTTGTTTCATTTTCGCTTCTAGTTCTTGCTCTGACATGTCTTCTAGTTTCCCATGTTTTATTATTTTTCGTTCTATGTATAATCCTGCTGCCTTCCCTCGATTTGTTTCTGCGTTTACTGCAGAGGAAAAGCTTCCTTTCTTCAAAGCAAGCTCTTTTATCCGAGAAAGTTCAGCCACGTGTCCATCATAACTCACAGCGAATTTTTTAAGTCTTTCTTCTTTTAATTTTCCTACATGCTGTACTACTAAGGGACTGAGTCTAGGGTTTAAGAGTTCTGATCCTTCTGATCTTGCCCTTTTAGAACTATATCCAGCTGCTATGGCTGCTTCACCCTGAGTCATAGGTCCATCTACTCCACCGAATACTACGAACTCGGCGAATCTTTGTTGCATTTCAGTTAATCTTTTTGGAACACCCATATTGACAATTTAAGGTAACATTGATAAAAAGTCAATATGAAGAAAGAAAAAACAATACATGAGCTGGCGAAAGAATTTCCCAATAAAACTTATATAGAACTAGAAAAATATAGGAATGCCGATCGTCAGGCAGAAGCTGGTGCTTGTATTATGGGAGAGATGAGAAAAGACAGAGAAGAAACAGATTGGCAAGAGAAATATAATAAGGAGCATAAGCTTCGTCAGGAGGCTGAGGGCGAGCTCACTATTCTTAAAGGAATTGAAACGAATCGAGTTAAGGAAGCACAAGCGAGATCAAACCGCCTTCAAGATGAACTGGACCGAGTCAAGAAAGATAATAATGATTTGTTTAATAGGATTGCTGATTCACTTGAAGTGAATGAATCTCACCAAAAACTTAATGGAAAATTACAAACAAGATTGACAGAGTTAGAGGAAGAGAATAAGAAGATGCACGAACATTTAAATAAACGAATTGATAGTGCTCGAAAGTCAGGAATGTAATGAGGGTTAAAGACCTACAAGAATTTTTAAGTAAATTTACTGAAGCAAATGCAACAGGCACTCGTCAGGGTAATGCTATTTCAAATGCTGTTATCTTTGTAGAAGGAGTGGATGGTAAACTACTTGAGATTAGACGTATGGAAGTGCATGAACATACTGCTCCTATTATAGGTCATTATGGTCATACTGCCCATCGATTAGTGATGAAAACTACGAAAGTTGCTAAACTTTGGGTGCCAGATAAACTTAAAGATGACTACTAATGTTCCTTTAAAAAACAAATGGCTCCTGAACGTAAATTATATCAAGATCTTAAAAAAAATACCAACGGAATCATCTGGAATCGTATTGAAAACCTTAGCTTACTTGGGATGCCTGATGTGTTGGGCTACAATACTTCTGGGAAGTTTTTCACTGTTGAATTAAAAGTTGCAAAGGGAAACAAAGTTCGATTCTCACCACACCAAATTGCTTTCCATAAATCACATTTAAAGAATACATTTATCTTGGTCCGGACCCTCGGTCCGTGCTCCTTGAAACTTGTTCCAGGATCCATGGTCCATGACCTGTGGTCCGTGGGCCACGGTGCTTGGAACTCAGTTACTTGGCTTGAGATTCAGAAAACTTTTGAAGCTTGAGGCTTGGCGCTTGGCGCTTGGGTCTTCCTGCTTGGCGCT